AGCTTGGAATTACAAGACGTTAAATATCAATTAACTGAACTTAAAGCAAGAGAAGACAAAGTTCAAGAATTAAAAGTTTGGAAGGATAAGATGGATGATATAGCATCACCTCCACAGCTTAAAGTCGCATTGCAAGAAATAGAAGAACTCAAGTTATATAAAACAAAAGCAATGACTGCTTTTATGGTTGTTCAGTTTGTCATGGCAACAGCAATAGCATTAAGTAGTTATTTTTAAAATGGCCAAGGTTAAAAAAATAACCAAAGAAGCCTTACAGATATTAAAACTAGCTGCGAAACAATTTAATGGTTCGATACCATACGAAGAAGATTTAGAAAATATAGAACTTTTACCAGAAGTGGGAATAGATGGCACAGGTAATTTGTTTTGTTATAGTCCTGATTACAAATCATTTGTAAGCATTAAAAAAGGACAGAAAGCGATTATATTAGATGATTTCGATGGAGACGATGAGGTTTTAATTTACACTTATGATGGGTTTGTTGTTATAATAAAAGTAGAAAATCTTATTTTTACTGGTTTTGATTAATGCTGTTTGAAATTAATAAATTTTGGAAAACACTACTTTCAATTTTATTTTTCTTCACGCTTTATCACATTATCGGGTTCCAACCAACAGTTATTTTATTATTAATCCTTTTGTTAAATTCTACTAATTAAACAACAGGGCATGATAAAAAAAATTAAAAAATTTTACACCTACGATTATGACGGTGTATCAAAACCTATAAATGCAAATTACTTAGTTAATTGCATAATTGAAGGTGAAATTAAGTCAGTTGGAATTTTTGAGCAATCTGAAGAGGCAGAAGAACAGCTAGCTAAATATTTAGGTAAAGGCTTATGTGCATGGATTGTCAGGAATAATGAACGTTAAAAGTGAATTTGGAAGTTTAGTCTCAGAAAAATTTAATGTTGGCGATATTGTGCAATGGACCACTTGGGATGAAGAAACTAACGAATGGAGCTTGAATTACGGTATTTTACTAAAAGTTGAAAATATGATAAAATCAAATCGTATGGTTTCTATTTCTACTGTAAAGCCTTTAAATGAACAATACGAAGAAAAGGAATTGTTTACAATTAGTTTAAAACTAGTAAAGAGTAGTAGTTTGAATAGCAAATTCAGGCGTTGATAACTATTTATATTGAGTTTTTCTATGTTTAAAGTCATATCACCGATGGTAAAGCAATTTTTACCTTTCGCACAAAAAAGAATGGGGTTTAAAAATCCACCAAAACTTTTTTTGCGTCGTGATAACGAAAACGCAGAAAAATCACTGGGTAAAACAGCGTATTATGACCCAGAAAATAGAAGTATTACAGTGTATGTTACCGGTCGTCATCCTAAAGATGTCATGCGTTCCATATCTCATGAGTTAGTACATCACTCTCAAAATTGTAGAGGCGAATTTGATAAAGTCGGTTCTATGGGAGATGGGTATGCTCAAAATGATGAGCACTTAAGAGAAATGGAACGTGAGGCATATGAAGTTGGAAATATGTGCTTCAGAGATTGGGAAGACAGTGTAAAAAACACTACTTATTTTGAACATCTACAAAAAGGAGAAAAAAAGATGTCTACTAAAGATTGGAAAAACAAAGAAGTAACTCAGCTTCTCGCAGAAGCTTGGGGTTTTAAATTTAACTCACTTGATGAGTTTAATGAATTCAGCGGTGAAGGTGAACTTCAAGCAGAAGGTGAAGAAGAAGAAGTTGAAGAAGGTCGTCAACCACGTATGCAACGTCAAAGACAAGACTTAAATAGTCCAACACAATCTAAGCGTGCAACTCGTCCTTCCCCAGAAACGCGCGATGGCGATGATGATGATATTGACGAAGGCGAAGATCACGGCGATAAAAAAGATCTTGATGAAGGTGCTGAAGAGGAACTTGACGAGCAATCAAAAAGTGATTTACCTGACCGTGGTGCAGGACGTGCTGCTGGCGGCCGTCGTTTAGACGAAGAAGAGGAAGATCTTGATGAAGCTGCAAAACCTGATTATATCGATTTAGATAAAGACGGTGACAAAGAAGAATCTATGAAGAAAGCTGCTGCTGATGCTAAAAAGAAAAAGCATGGTAAAGACGACGATAAGAAAAATGAGTCCATTGATCCTTTACAAGAAGCAATTGCTAACTTACTTCGTAAGCATCTTAGAGGTTAAAAACATGTCCGGTAAGTATAAAAGTTGCTCTTAAATTGAGCAGGAATAAGTTTATACAAAAACTATTATTATTACATTCAAAAGAGGAACAAACAATGTCATTAGACAAAGCGTGGAAAGATTTTTTAAATGAGAGTGTTGATGAAAAGACTATCTTTACCTATATTCAAGGTCTCCAAGAAATTATTTCCAATCTTAAGCCAAGAACACTAACTGAAAAACGAAGGTTACAGTTAGCCAAACAACACTTACGTGAAGTTAAAAGATTTGCACGTAAATTGAATAATGATATTGGTGTTCTTCAAGAAAAACTTAATATACTGGAAGAGTCAAAAGGGGATGAATAATGGCGAAAGCTAATACTCATCTCACACACTTAGAAGAATTGGTGCTTACCCAAGGCTCAGCCGGCTATAGCATGGCTAGAGCCTTCCTTCTAGAGCTTTTAAAGGTTCTTAAGGGTAACACCAAGTCTAAGATTCAAACGTCCGTCAAATGGGACGGAGCGCCTGCTATTTTCGCTGGTACAAATCCTGAAAATGGTAGGTTTTTTGTTGGTACTAAATCTATTTTTAATAAAGTACCAAAGATTAATTATACAGAAGAAGATATTGTTAAGAATCATGGGCACGCGCCCGGACTAGTTGATAAATTAACTAAAGCTTTACGGTATCTACCATCTCTTAAAATCCAAAACATTCTGCAAGGTGATTTTATGTTTGACGATGGAATGGTGTCGACTATTGAAGTTGATGGTGAGCCTCATTATCGCTTTAAACCAAACACCATTACATATACAGTTCCTGTAAACTCTGATCTTGGAAGAGAAATTGGTGAGTCTAAGTTTGGAATTATTTTTCACACAACTTATAATGACTTAGATGGCAATGCTAGTTTTGGCGCTGATATATCTGGACTTAGAAAAACACCCGGAGTGTGGTTTGATGATGCGTACTTTGATGACAATACGGGTGTTGTAACATTAACTGAAGATGAAGAAGCTGAAATTACTAGATTAGTAACGGAAGCTGACGAAGTTAATGAGCGTATCAATTATGAGGATCTGCCATCAGCACTTTTAAACATTTATATTAACAGTGAAATTAAAGCAGGTAACTTTTTGGAAGATCCAGAAAGCTCATATGTCGGATTCTTAAACTGGTATTCACAACGTTCACAAAAGAAGATAAACAATCTTAAAAGTGTGAAAGGTAAACAAAAAGCAACACAAAACACTAAACAGACTTTACAATCTTTTAAAGAAAGAAGAGAAGACATAGAGAATATTTTTAGAATTAGTCGATTATTATTTGAAGCTAAAAACATTTTTATTCAAAAATATAATAACGCTGTATACAGAACAAGACATTTTATTGAAAATGAATCTGGAGATTTAGTCGCTAGTAATCCGGAAGGATACGTTGCTGTCGATCACAAAGGCAACGGAATAAAATTTGTTGATAGATTAGAATTTAGTAAAGCTAATTTTGCCATTGATAAAAGTGACAAGTTCTCGCCTGAACTAAATGAAGATGAGGATGAAGACGATGATCCGGTGATTGATGATGAATATCCAAAAACCGTAGCCGTCGTGCCCGGAGCTTTTAAACCGCCACATCTTGGACATTTGGATATGGTGCGAAAATATGCTAACATGGCTGATGAAGTTATTGTCATAATATCAAAACCAACCAAACAAGGAAGATATTTACCTAACGGTCGGGAAATTACTTCTGCAGATTCTCTCAATATTTGGAACATATTAGCCAGTGATTTACCAAATGTAGATATAGTTACCTCAAAAACACACGCATCACCTATCAATGCTGCATATGAATATGTTGGTGAGGAGGGTCCTGTTAATATTGGTGACACTGTTATATTAGGTGCTAGCACTAAAGATGACGACTGGAAAAGATGGCTCGGCGCAGAAAAATACGTTAAAAACGGGGTAAAACTGCTCGATCCAGAAAAAACCGCAGTTAATCCCACAGTGCGCGATAGTGGAGAGCCATATAGCGCAACAGATTTTCGCAATGCGCTCGGTGATCCTAACAACAATCGCGAAGAAATTGCCGACTTTGTTGGAGCACAGAACGTTAACGCAGTATTAGATATACTTGGGCTCGACACCATCGGTGAAATGTCAGGAGCGGGTGCTGTTGGGGGATATGCAGCCCCTTTGGGATATGGGTCGGTTAGACCCAAAAGCAAAAAGAGAAAGAAAAACGAATACATCGATTTAAGTTTGATTGATGAGGTTATGAAACTAATTAAGGAAAGAGGCATTGTAAAATGAACCAACAAGAAGAACAAATCTTAAGACAGAGTATAAGAGAAATTATTCGCTCTGTCAAGAGTAAAAAACTAAATGAAGAAATTCAACTTCGTAAGTTAATCCAAGGTTTTTTGGATATTGAATTTAAAAACTTGAGTGAAAAAGTCAGTGACACGGACCCAACTCCAAATAAGTCTACTGGAATTAATGTTTTGGAACAATTATTAAAAAAGATTGTTCCTATTGTAGAAGAAGATTATAAGTCTTTAACAACAAATAAAGAACAAAGAGATTCTTACAGATCACATATTGTTAACGCTGTAGTTAATACTTTAACTCCCGTTGAAATCAATAATGATGCACACAAAGGTGAGTCTGAAGGCATAGAAGATATGGAAGAGGAGGTATCGATTAATGTTGGCGGTTCTGATGATGATAAGTTTATCGATATTCGCACTGATGCCGAGAAATCTGCAGATGATGAAGAAAAGGAAGTGGATCCGAGAGATTCGTTCGGAGCGGGCGTCGAAGGTGACGAAACTGGGCGTAATGTGGCGTACCAATCGTTCAAAAAAATAGAAACAAATATTATTGATGCTTATGAATTACTTTCAAATCCTGAAGACCAAGAATTGTTTTATGATTATTTAATCGCGAATCTTAAACTTTACTTTAAAAAGTTCGAGCAAGAATTAGAACCATCAGTCGATGAACCTACAAACAAGGCTTATGATATGGCGGCCGCTGATCAACCAGCAACTGAGCCTGCAGGTGATGATGCAACTGAATTAGAGTTATAATGTCTGAAAAAGAAAAAACTATCACAGAATTATTAGAAGATGAATTTGGATCCACTTTAGCTGGAGTTACCGATATCGATAATTTAAAAGAAGCTTTATTTATTGCAAATAGAGTTACTGACGAGCAAATTAAAAAAAATTTACCGGATGATGTTGATCCCAATAATCTAGACTCTATAATTCGACCTGCAAAATATCGAAGAGACGAAGACGGTACCCTCGTAAAAATCAAAGATAAGTTCACTTTAAGAGATCTTATTTTACAAAATCAAGAACCTCAGACACTAATGGCAGAAATAATTGATGCTTACATTAATTCTAAATTAGGTGGATCAGAATAAAATCAAAAAATATTCGTTTTTTACTTGACAAGATAAAAAATCAGTATTATAGTTAAACTGTCAGTTGTGAAAGTCTATGAAAGATTATAGTACTATCAATAAATTAAAAGATCATAATATTATTAATGATCAGTTATTAGTTTGTATTAATAAACTATCACTTGAAGATCTAATCGCTATCAAATTAGAATTATCTACTAATTTACTAAATAACAGATTATATGGTTTAGATATTTGGAATAAGATGGATTCTATTACTAAAGAAGCTTTATTAAAATTTTCTTTATCAGTTACGAAAACTAAAGCTGATGCTAGTAGATTTTTAGGTATCACACAACAGAATTTTAATAGAATTTGTAAAACATATAAGGTATTTGAAAATGAAATTAATTAGTATACTCAGCTTGTTAACATGTGGACCTGCTGAACTTGAAACACAAAAGACAGACACACAATCAAAAGTTGCTGAAGAAATTCCAACTGAGTTTGGTGTTATTGCTGCTGAAGGTTC